AACAATGCAACAACTGCTGGCTTTACAGGTGGTGATGGGGTGACTCTTTTAAGCACATCTCATCCAACTCGTAACGGGAACCAAAGTAACACATTGGCTACTGCTGCAGACCTTTCCGAAACTTCACTAGAGTCTATTCTTATTCAGATTGCTGATATGAAAGACGATCGTGGACTTAGGGTTGCTGCACAAGGCACAATGTTAATTGTCCCAACTGCTTACACTTTTGTGGCAGAAAGGTTACTAGAGTCACAGCTTAGAACAGGCACAGCTGATAACGACATCAATGCTATTAGGTCTGGTGGTTACTTACCACAAGGCTACCATATTATGCGTAGACTTTCAGACTCGGATGCATTCTTCGTCAAAACTGATGTTCCTGATGGCTTAAAAATGTTCCAACGCTCTCCTCTTAAAAAGGGCATGGAAGGTGACTTTGAAACAGGGAATGTACGCTATAAAGTGCGTGAAAGATATTCTTTCGGGTTTACTGATTGGCGTGGACTTTTTGGTTCCGAAGGAGCTGCATAACAAAATAAGGGGAAAGGCAATAGCCTTTCCCCTTAATCTTTAACTTCTGACAGCGTAAAGCTGACAATAGCCAAGACAGGAGATTAATTATGGCTAATACTACATTCACAGGACCAGTGCGGTCCAAAGATGGTTTCGATGCCATCATAACTAACAGCACAACAGGAGCTGTTACTAATACAATGTCTATGGAAACCTATGTGGCAACTGTAACCGTTGCTGACGGTGATACCACAGGCAAAGAATCTGCTATTGGTATTCCTTCTAATTTTATCCCAATGGGTGTAATGATAGCTGTTACTGGAGCTGCATCTAATGCTGTTAATTTACAAGACATAGGCACAGATGCCGATACGGATGGATTTGTAGACGGTATTTCAGCTGCAGTAAACTCAGTGGGATTTAAAGGGTTTTTCCCTTGCAATGGCGTTTTAGGAATGTCTGGAGGAGCTACTACAGCAGCCACTGCCACAGCAGATGAGGTTGAGATTGTTCTCTCTGGAGATCCCGGAGCAGATACTACTGTTGTTATGAAATTCTTTGGGCTATCTAGTTCTTCTGACGCTTCTTAGTAAGGAGGATAGATTATGGCAGACATTACAACATCAACTAAAATATCAGAAAGCACTCGTGAGGTCGTTTACGCTTTTCAGTATCAATATGTTGACACAGGTAATGAAAGTGCTGTGCTTAAAATAGATGTATCTGGGTTAAGTAATAGTGCAGATGGTAGTGCTTGCACAGGAGTTCGGATAGCAGAAATATGGTGGGTTATATCCGCAATGACTGTAGAGGTGTTGGCTGACGCAGACACAGACGTTATTATGTTGCATTTAACAGAAGGGCAAAGCGGTTACCAAAACTTTTCTACATTAGGAGGGTTGCCTACGAGCTCTGGTTATGGAACTAATGGTACAGGCGATATAAAATTTACCACTACTGGTGCAGGTGCAACAGGTGATGCTTACCAAGTTGTTATCCGAGCAATAAAGCAATACTAATGACAACTTCAGGCACAGTCGCATTTAGACCTAATGTAGAGGAAATAATTTCCGAAGCATACGAACGTTGTGGTATTGATGCTCAAA